AAGTTGTTGGCGCTGCGTTAACAGACCTAACAGCGTTTAACTCATCGGTTGTGATTAACACCGCAACAATGAATCAAGTGGTGGCCTTTAAAACAGGCATGGACATCGGAACATCTGCCACGCACCTAAACGGATTCACAGGGCTTGCGCTATACGATCAGTTCAGAGCGCTTGCAGATGTGGACGGATACACAGGAATAGCGGTATCTCCTAGTTTCAACGCGGGATCTGTAGTTGACGGATACACCGGAATGACCATGTATCCGCAAATCGATTCCATCGGATTAAACGGATACCGCTCGATAATCGTTGGCGGAAACTTTGGGCAGGGCGCTGCGGCCACAGTTAACAACCACATAGATGTACAGATCAGCCCTGTGTACAGGACAGGATCAACACTTGGGTCGTACCAAGGAATTGGTGTTGGGCCTAGTTTTGATTTGGGCTCTGCTCTTACATCAATAACTAACATATACATGAACCCTCTGGCTGATGGGCACACACTGTCGACCGTTGCGAACATTGCTTCCAATGGAAGTTTTGGTAGCACCACAGCCACGACGATCACTAATTTCTACGAAGCAAATTTCAACACGAACTTTAACGCCAACACGACAATCGGTGACTATATCGGGTTAATGGTTCGCCCAAATACGGCGGTTGGATCTTCGATCACGAATAACTTTACGTTCATGGACTTCGGCATAAACGCGCCAATTCCTGTGGGCGGAAGCGCTAAGGGTATTTCTGTCAACATGACAGGATTAACAACCGGAGCAGCCTCACAGCCACAGACGTTTGAAGGTCAAGGCGGAGCGTTCTCAAACAACTCGCCAATTAATACAGCCACATTCACTCCAGGTGTTGCTTTTGGAAATAATAGCCTTGCGGGACAGCTTTTAATTTCAGCCGGATTTCCGATCACTGGGGTATTTGGTTTCGGAAATAACTTAGGCATCAGCGTTGATGCACAAGACAACATGGTGGCTGATCTTTTCCTTGGATCATCTAGCCTTGGATATTCCATCAATGGATTTGTGAATCAGGTCAACATCGCAGCTGGCGTGACGTTCGACACGATGAACTACATGTTTGCTGGAGGCCAGGCTTCTGGCACAGGAACAATCAACAACTTGTCGTTATTCCGCGCAGCTGGACTTGTGAGCCCAGGACTAACCATCACAAATGAGATTCAGTTCCATGCGGACGCAGCCGTTGACGGCGGAGCGCCAACAAATCTTTGGGCATTTCGCGCAGACTCTACGAACGCCAACAACTGGTTTGCAAGAAACTTGGTTATTGGTGGAACGACAATGCTTCCGACCAATGCCTCTATCGGACTTGAAATTCAAGGGACGACGAAGGCCCTCAGACACGCAGTTCTCACAACAGCTCAGAAAAATGCGCTGACAGCGCTCGCTGGTATGGAAGTATATGATACTACTCTCGGAAGACTTGAGTGGTACGACGGAGCCAACTGGGTTCCATCGTTTGCTTCTGGCACGTACACACTAGGATCTGTGATTTTCGCAGGTGTGGGTGGAATCCCTACACAAGACAATGCGAATTTCTTCTGGGACGACACGAACAATCGCTTGGGGCTTGGAGACGCTACTCCAGCTGCGACTTTGGATGTGAATGGTGACCAAGCTTTGCAGGATGCGAATATCGCAACCACAGGAACAATCACCAATCTTTCAACCACAGCCCGATCCTCGATCCGTTTAACAGGAGCAGGTGCGGTCACCCTTCAAGGTATCGCAAATGGTGTGGACGGAAAGCTTCTGTTCCTAAAGAACAGAACTGGAAATCTTCTCACGATCCAAGACCAGAACGCTGGCGGAGCTGCGGCTGACCGAATCATCACAGGCACAGGCGCTGATTTGACCGTTCAGGATGGCCAAGGCTTGATCTTTCAGTACGATGGGACAACTCAGCGGTGGCAGATCATGGCTGCTTCTGGCGGGGGCGTAGCGCTCCAAGGAACGCGTGCGGCAGGAACCTCAATCTCCGCAGCCACCCAGATCACTCCGACTGTGGGAAAAGACACAGATATTTTCATCGTCGGAAATGCTGGCCCTGTCACATCGACAGCCACATCGCCCCTGGTGACCACAAGCATGATTGTGGGGCAAATTGCCACAATCATCGGAACAAGTGACACGAACACAGTGACGTACGTATCAACGAATACGTTTGTGCTGAACGGCACATGTACACTGGGAAAAGATCAGAGCTTAAGAATGAAGTACATGGGATCAGACGGAACCAACTCTTCATGGGTTGAGATTGGAAGATCATAATGAGCATTAAGGAAGTCTCAACGGGGTACAAGCCCCGTCTTTTGCAGGACAAACTACATAAGGCGCTCAAGCGCTTTAATGTGGTGGTCTGTCACCGACGATTCGGTAAGACCGTTTTTGCGATCAATGAGACTGTCGATCAAGGTTTGAGAAATCAACTCAAAAACCCACAGTACGCGTACATTGCCCCGACCTACGGACAAGCAAAGCGAGTTGCGTGGGATATGCTAAAAGAAGCCACGAAGAACATCCCTGGCGTGAACGTAAATGAGGCAGAGCTTCGCGTGGATATTCCGCGCCCGCACCTCAAAGACCGTGTACGCTTCATGCTCCTGGGCGCTGAAAACCCAGGAACTATTCGAGGGATTTATCTGGACGGCGTGATACTGGATGAGTTCGCTGAAATGGACCCCATCATTTGGAGCCAGGTTTTACGCCCTGCTCTTTCAGATCGCTTAGGATGGGCCATCTTCATCGGAACGCCAAAGGGGCAAAATGGATTTTTTGATATGTACCAATACGCCACCTACGGGGACCCAGAAAAAGGGCTCCCGAAGTCGGACGAGTGGTTTTCCGTCATATATAAGGCTAGTGAAACAGGAGTCATCCCAATCTCCGAGCTGGATGCAGCGAAGTCTATTATGTCTGAGGAAGAGTATCAGCAAGAGTACGAGTGTTCGTTTTCCGCCGCACTTGTTGGAGCCTATTACGGGAAAGCCATGCAGGAAGCGGAAGATCAGGGCCGTATCACTCATGTCCCGCATGATCCTTCTGTGGTTGTTGATACTTATTGGGACCTTGGTGTTGACGATACAACAGTGATTTGGTTCCGACAAACCGTGGGAAAAGAACTCCACTGGATTGATCACTTGGAAATGTCCGGTGAAGGACTCGATTATTACGTGAAGGAGTTGAGTAAGAAGAAGTACAACTACGGAACACACTACCTTCCGCACGATGCCAACGTACGTGAGCTTGGCACAGGCACAACTCGTGTAGAAACAATGCGAAAATTGGGAATGAAGAATATTGATGTCGTTGAACGACAGGGTGTTGAAGATGGAATCAACGCTTGTCGTATGATGATTCCAATGTCTTGGTTTGACGTAGACAAATGCAAGCGCGGTATTTTGGCGCTGAAGTCTTACGAGAGAAAATGGGATTCAAAGAATAAAATTTACCAGCAGAAGCCACTGCACAATTGGGCATCGCATAGTGCGGATGCTTTTCGTACAGCGGCCACATCGCGCACCAGGAAGACAGAACAAGATAAGTTCAATCTTCCGAGACAGGCGATGAGCAGCTACGATATTTACGGAGGATAGCATGGGAAGCGCAAGACAGAAACTTGAAGACACAGCAGAAGACGTTGGCAGAGATTTGGGCACAGGAATTGAGAGCATTGGCCAGGGAAATATCGGCCAAGGCATCGATGACATTGGAGCCGCGCACCTAAACGCGTTTTCTCTGGGACAAGCTGAAAAAATGGGCATCAAAGGACGATCTGCTCTGACAAGAGAAGCAAACGCTGCCGCAGAGGGAGCCGCCGCTGACGCCCGTTCGATGTCCGACATGAAAGGCGCTGACCGACTAAACCGAATCGCGAACCGTTTGAACGAGGCTGTAAGGCTCCGTCAGAAACAACCGGGAAAAGCGCAGACACTGCTCACATCTCAGACTCCTCCGAGCGCTGAGAACCCAAACACACTGCTGACTACTGCTGCTAGGAGATAATATGTCCACTAAAAAACTTTCCGTAAAACAAATCCAGCAAAAGGTCGAGAAAATGCGCTCCGACCGGCAGCTTTGGGAAAATCACTGGCAAGAAGTGGCGGATTATATTATCCCACGAAAAAACACCATCACATCGCAAAAGTCTCCGGGCCAAAAGCGCTTGGAACAGGTGTTTGATTCCACTGGGATCATGTCCAACGAACTTTTAGCTGGCGCGCTCCATGGTCTTTTGACCAATCCAGACGCAATGTGGTTTGAACTCACCACTGGAAACTTGGGACTTGATCGTGACGACGAAGTTCGCAAGTGGCTGGAGAAAACTACCAAAGACATCCACAATGTTTTGAACAACTCAAACTTTCAGACGGAAGTACATGAGCTGTACATCGATCTTTGCGGATTCGGCACAAGCTCCATGCTCACAGAAGAAGACGACCGAGATCTCGTGCGTTTTTCTACGAAGTTCATCGGCGAGTACATGATCGATGAGAACCGCATGGGCATCGTTGATCAGATTTACCGTGAGTGGAAATGGGACGCTATGAAGTTGGTTGCTGAGTTTGGTATGGATAAAATGCCAAAGAAAGTTCAGGACAGCTACAAGAAGGCTGATGGGCAATTGTTCTGCATCATCCATGCTGTATATCCACGAGACATGGTGGACCCAAAACACAAGTCAGCGTACAAGTACATTTCTCAGTACGTACTTCCAGACGACAACATCGAACTCAGAGAAGCTGGTTTCCGAGAATTTCCGTATGTGGTCCCTCGTTGGTCAAAAGCCGCAGGAGAAAAATACGGTCGTTCACCTGGAATGAACGCGCTGCCAGAAGTAAAAACTCTCAATGAAATGACAAAGACCATGCTCATTGGCGCTCAGAAGGTGGTTGATCCACCACTCCAGTTGCCAGATGACGGTTTCATCATGCCAATCGTTACAAAACCGGGTGGCCTCAATTACTACCGCTCAGGATCTACAGACACAATCAAGCCGGTGTTCAACGACACTCGAATTGATTTCGGATACCAGGCGATGCAAGACCGCCGTCAGCGTGTACGAGAAGCG